TCCTTCTAATGTTGTCTACGAATGTGCTAGATGTGAAGCCCAAGCCCGATCAACTCCGCTAGAAATGCCAGCACTGCTACAAGGCCATATGCCACCACTCGCGCCCAACTACGGACAACGATAGCAGAAATGAGCAAGTCAACGCTGCGGAAGAGAACGTACAATAGGACAATGAACTGGAATGCTAGAAGCTCCATAAAGCTCAGCCTTTCTTACGTAAGGTAGTTCGCCACATTGTTGACGACGTAACCAGTAATAAGTCCAGGGCCAGAAGCAGGGGAAATGGCGGTTCCTTTGGCTTTGATAAGCACGTTGTCCTTTGACAGGTCATGCTCCATCGTGTCCCAGGTCAGGTTTGCCAGCGCCATGTTCAACTCGTGATTGCCAACACCAGGAGCAACAGCAAACGTGCCACCTGTAAGTCCTGTACCGCTACCAGTCAATGCTAACGCACTATTTGTCAGGACGGAGGTAAACTGCACTCCATACGGGCCTCCGGTTGGGCCTGTCACGATCATCGAACCCGCAGGCACGCTAGTCAGGAGAGCCAACGCCGATTGCACAGTCGCAGCCGTTGCATTGAACGTGATAGGAGCAGTGGTCTGACTATTAAACGTGAGTGTGAAGTTACCCGCAGTAGGCGAACCAAGTGAGACCGTGAAGTTGTTAATTAGCGCACCCTGAACGTCAAAGGATAAGGAGTCCATGTTGTTTAGACGCCAACGCTGGTACAATGTGTCGTTATCGAAACGCGCCGTTACATCAGCTACTACCGAACGCTCACCGAAGTAGACCGTAAGGAAGTCAGGGTTCTGGTTGCCGCCATACCAGAGCGTTATCTTTTGGCTCATCTCGATTTGCAGGTCGCTCACATCAGTACTTGCTACACCGTCAGAGAACTTGATAACCGGAGCGTATCCCGCCATAGGAAGCACGGTGCTGAATGTTGGGACAGGAGGGGATGCGTAAATCTGTGCAAACATACCAAGCCAGCTAGAGTCCATCTCAAGCAGCTTGCCGTCCACCGTGTAGTGCAACGTCCACTTCTCTATCACGCTATATGGAATGGTGTATGCGCGTGCGTCCAGGTTGCGGCTGATGGAGTAGCTTGGGGGAATGTTGACAAGAGGCAGGGGGAACGTGTGCTTGTATGTAGCAGGGTTCGGAGTGGTATCAGTTGGCAAGCCGAGCATAGCCCACAACATGACAGGAGACACGTCATTGTAATATGGCCCCTTCATCTCAATGCTGGATTGGCGCACAGAGTCAACCACGCCGTAGTCCTTGTCGCGTGTGCCTCTCTCTTCGTTCAGGTACTCACGCTTTTTGCCACCCTTGAAGACGGCCTTTGTTGGGATGTAGAGTGTTGGTGGCTGTACAAGCGTGCCAGGGGTTGACTCCTTCGCACTACCAGTCCAGGCCAACTTTGAGATTGCCATTAGGTACCCTCTTCTTCGGTGCTAGTTCAGTGCAATCAAATCAATGAAGACACCAGGGATAACATTGTCAGCGTTTCCAAAAGCCAGCTTGACCTGTAGCTTGTAGTCGTGAGCGTCAGGGCCGGATGCAGGAAACGTGTCGGCTGTGATTGGGCCTTGCGCTGTACCAGAGCCAGGAGCGTACACAAAGGCACTCGCGTTATTGACCAGTAGAGTTGTCGGAGTAATGGCAGTGATCGCGCCACCGATCCTAGCTGGCCCCGCACCATCCTTTATCATGTCAAGCTCAGGCGTGATGCTTGGGGTTGTCCCTGTAGCAGCCGCGCCACCCGTCACACGAATGACCATAATCCAGGCACTCTCCCAACCATACGGGATCAGTGGGCTAAGGTAGACATTCCCTGGAAGACTCGCAGCCGTGAGCGTTTCTCCTGCTAGAAGCTGCATTTGTTTCGTAATCAATGCTTTGTCCTTTTGCTTTATCGCACACCAGCACGGCCTGCGTTTATCGAAGTACACTAGTCAAAGAAGCCACCACCAAGCAAAGCCACCGTCGTATTTGCAAAGCTCCCTGATCCACCGAACGTAGCAACCACTTGAATGAATGGCTCAAGGATCGGGCCTTTCGTGCTTCCTACAGCATACACAGTGCGCTGCACAGCATTAGCTGAGTTTATAACAGTTTGTGTATCTATGAGGTACCAGCTTACACCGTCGAAGCTGGCGTTGATCGTCACCGTCATGGTAGGCGTCGTTGTCATGGCTCCTACCTTGCTTACCAACACCCACGCCGTGCGCCCGTCGTTTGCAATACTAGGGGACGTGACTGTAGCGGTAAAGTTCGCGTTGTTGATAATGTCTTCTTGTCGTATCTCTGCCATGAATGCCTCAGTTTAGAACGATATTGAACTCAGTTAATACATCGAACGTGCATATCAAGGCAACATAGACTTGACCGCTCTGCACAACCTGACTCAGCCCCAGGTCACTCATATAGATAGCAATTGACAGACCTCCAAGTGTTTGATTTGTCCAGGCAGAAAGCATGAGCAACCAGGGCATGACATACGTGTACGCACGAGTTAAGGCACTGTCCATTTCTGTGCGACGAAAGAGATGCTGAGCCGTGATAGAGAACCGCACCTTGAGTTTTCCATTCGTATCGTCTATGATCTTTGCTTTTGTCATTGGCAGCAAGACTTCGTTGTCAACTGGCGCTCGATCAGGAAGCTTTTCGTACACATGCCCAATGGACGGTATTTGCGTTGCTATGATTTCCGCTAACTGATGCACAATTGGCCCGATTAGCGAGTCTGTTGGCGCGAATGGCCCTGCCACTTTGCACTCAGCCTTTCATACTACGGAAAGTCGGAAACAGCGTATGTGTTGGACACCGGAGCATTGGCACCAAGTGAACCGTCCACTGTCGTATCAGAAAATGTCGTTGTCGTATTGTTGTTTAGTGTCGCCAGTAGCTTTAACTGTGAGCCACCAACAACCGTGCGGTAAATGCGCCTCTTCAGCGTCAGTGGTACAGAGGCAAACGTAGAAGCTGGCCCCGTTGGAATACCAGTCAAGTTCACCGCTTGGTTGCCTGTCGTTGTCGTAATCGAAAGCTGCGTTCCTGGTATGGTCTCCCCTTGCTTATCCACAAAAGTCACAGCGTACTTGTACACGCCGATCCCCAGGTTGGTACTTGCAGCTAGCGCACCAGCAGGCGCAGCAGGCGTAGGAAGTCCCTGCGTAATGTGCTTCTTGTTCAGCTTATCCTTCGACAGCCCTATTTCCTGCTGACGTATAGGGTCTACAGTAACAGGGCCAGAGTTAATGAGGTACTCCGTATAGGCACAGTCACGATGGGCATTAGCAACCACCCCGTCGTATGGGCGCTGTGTCACCTCTGCAACTGTCATATTCACACCACAGTATGCACATGCCACCATGATATTGCTCCCTTCAAGAGTCGGGCGACTCCTTGCTTGCTTGCTATGGTCGTATCAACCCAATTCCAAACGGCACTGAGAAACCCGCACCGCCGCCAAGTGCCGAAAGACGTAGTGCTTCACCGATGTAGTCCATTGCCCACATAACAGTCGCATCAAGGCCATCCGTTGTCGCCGTTATATAAAACATTTCGCGTGGGGGGTTGGTGTACGTTGGCAATCCTAGCACGCCGCCTTCCTGATATGGTGCGTAGTAGCGATGCCAAAAAGCCTGTTGCGCAACGTCAGCAGCGTAAACCCACACCAAATCACTCTCGCCACCCTTGAGTCCACTTGGAGCGGTATTAGGTTCGCTCGTTATGTCCTCTATCAACGCACCTGTCAGGATCGGTGTAATGTCTCGCACCATAGCTTGCAGGGTCAGCCCAAGTTCGGGAGAGTGAGCGTGAAGAGCAATGTCAATGTTTGCCCATATATCCGCGCTCATAATCATGCCTGTGCCTGGAATGATTTGCAGAGATGCTACTTCTGGCATTAGAGACCACCGTGTGTGTAGAACCGTGTGCGTTGGTAATTGTTCACGACGTGCTGTACATCCACAGGCCACGTCTTTAGGTAGTGCTGACGGACTCCACCCTGTGCCTGCACCATGTCGGCATACGCTGTGTCACGCATTCTGTAGTAGAAGATCACGAGACGGGCGCACGCTCTGCTCAGGTCATTCGGCACGCCTGGGTACATCTGGTCTGCAAGAATGGGCTGTCCGAAGATACCGCTTACGACGTAATTGTTCGTACCAGCAGCGAAGTTCAGGCCACTGTTCCTTTGCAGCTTGTGATACGGGACTTCCAAAGCAGGCGCGTTTGCAGGCTTGAGGATAATGTCAGCAGTAATGTCAGTCGTTTGAGTAGCACCAGCAATCCATGTCGTCCCGCCTGCCAGATACGTATTGTAGTACGTCTCCATCACGCCACCAGGACTTGCAAGGGAAACAAGATCGTCTACCCACAGCCAGTACTCCCCCGTCCCGTCATACGTGCGCGATGCAGGTGAGCCAGATGTGCCGTCCTGTTGAAAGGAGTACCCTAGTTCGGAGTCAATGTCCTCTTGAGCCACTCCAATGAGGTAGTCGAGAAAGAAGTCGTCTGTTGTACTCATGTTCGGATCAAGCATCTGCTTCACGTCAGCACGAGTACAATAGGGTATGCTTGTCCAGGCCATCAGTACTCCTTAGTATCGTTTCAGCCAGCCTAGCGTTACTAAAGAAAACGATACAACTCCTTATTAACGTTTGTAACAATGCGTGCCTGCCCCGTAGGAGAGGGGTCGAGTATTCCACCCATGCCCTCCCCTCCGGTGCAAGCTCAGCATTAGAAGCTCTTGGCAGTCGTGATAACTACAGCACGCTCCACATGCAACAATTGAATGTCGAAGTCAGCAAGGACACCGAACTGCCTGTAACGGCCTAAGTCGTACAGGGTTGGGTCGATGATGATTTCAGGACGCCGCTTGTATGCAATAGCAGCCCAACGTGGAGCAACGAGCAGGCTCTTGGTCACACCGATTGTGTTCTCAGTGATACCAGTATTGCCAGTTGCACCAGGGAGGTAGTTGCTCAGGATAATACGCACGCCGTAAATCACGCCCTGGTCGCCGTTCAGCAAACGCTCAGGAGCCGCATACCGCAAGTCCTGACGAATGTTGGCATCCATGATGAGTGCCTGGAATGCATCTGGTGTCGTAAACAGCCAGTAGTTGCCATCAGGGAACGGTACGTTGTCGTACTGTTGCATTCTGGCTACTGAGGTGCTAAGGACACTCGCACTCAAAACGTCGGTATTCACAATGGTACCGGAGGCGTGGCCGTTCGGGTACAGGGAGGGGATCGTGGTCAGAGTTGACCCACCGAAGACTACCTGTGAGTTAGGCAGAGCGCCGTTCGCAGTCGCACTATACAGGGCAGCGATGTTGGTCTCAATACGTATGCTCATAGCGTAGGCCAAACGGTCTACGACAGCAGACATACCATCGTATTTGATCCTGTCCAATGCCTTACGAGTGATCTGCACCATCTGACCGTACTCGATTGGAGTAAGGGACACGGAAGATGCATTCGCCAGGATTTGAGATGGCACGTTGGTACCCTCAGTCAGTGACGACGCAGCCACAATGTCAGGAAGTGCAGGGATGTACACTTTGTCACCTGAATTAGGCACCGTCAGGTCGGTGTTGACCAGCAAGCTCTGTTCCAGCACAGCACGCCGACGCAAGTTGAGTTCCATGAGGGAGGCCCAAATTTGCGGCACCAAGCTTTGCAGGTTCGTCTGCAAGGTCATTGCCTTCTTAATCAAGGCATCGGTTGGAAGTGGCATTTTATTCTCCTGCTACCTCTCCGTTGTCCATACCCTTCGACAGTCCGGCATAGGTCAGCGCCCAAATGACTTGCTTGTCAATATCATCGTAGGCTTCTGGCCCAAGCGTGCGGCCTTTCTTGAGCAGGTACGCAACAGGGTCAGCATCGCGCTCATCGGCCTCAGTCTGAACGACACTTTTCCGGCCAGGGTCACTTTGCAGTGCTTTCTGAACGATGCCCTCTGTGCGAGGCTGCATTTCATTGACAATACGGGTTACAATACGATCTTCCAGGCCGTCGCCAAAGGCAGCGAGTGCAGCGTTGATCTGCTCTCTCGTAACGTAGCCTTTACGTAGGGCGCTGTCTGCTTCCTGTCTCGCAGCTTTTTCAGCAGCGACCACGAGCAACTGCTCCAACAGATCAGTCTGTGTAGTAGGCTCAGGGTCAGGTGCAGGCAGGAAGTCATTTGGGTCATTAGTAGGCATTAAAGTTTTCCCTTCGTACCATAACGGTACTGCCTTAACTGTTCCTCTACTACCGCACTAGACGTTCCAGGGGGTACGAGGATACCAACAACTGCCTCAACTACCAATGGATTACCAAGTAGTTCCACTAGTCGTTTTCTATCAAGATGAGGGACGTACCCTCTCGATTTCGCAATGCGCAATGTGGCTGCGGTGTTCACAGGGTACGCGGTAATGGTCACTTCCAGAATAGGATTGACACTACCCTTGCTTACAAAGTGCTTGCCTCCGTCTGCCATCGGCTCCCACTCTACGGGCATACCAAGCCAGGAGAAAGAAGAGACAACGCCCTTCTGAATGCCGATCTTCGCGTTCTCACTGTAGATAGAGCCAAGTGCGTACCAACCCGTCCCCTTCTGCGCCTCCACCTCTTCACGGTAGTAACGAAAGTCCTCCGCAGGCTGCTTGGGGTTCACTTCGTCCTGTATGACTTCACCATCACGAACTAGCCGTGCCTTTTGCAAGTAGCCAACAGGAAAGGTGCGCGTGTTATGCTCGACGCTGATCGGTGCGCCACGCTGCATGTACTCGTGCAAGCCAGGGCCAGCGAATGACTCAGGCTCTAGTATGTCTCTCTCAATATCCTTCTTCGGGGTACTGATCCAGCCTTCGATTGCCAGCGTGCCGTCAGGACGAACGTATGACTTCTGAATGGCAAAACTCTTCCCAAGTGGGCTTTTGAAAGACGCATTCACAGCGTATTGCACAGCCTCCTCAGCGTTCATGAACTTTGTCGTACTCATACGCGCACCTGCCTATATCGTTTCATGTACCTGTACCCCTTTAATAACGAGCGGTGTCTAGCACGTTCTGTAATGCCTTCTGACTTGGTGGCATACCACAACCATGCGTCCGTGCGTAGTTTCGGATGCATGAGATGCTAGGATGCCCATGACCGCTCATAGCCAACGAGAACGCAGAGCTTACATGAGCGCAACCAGGGCCAAGAGGGTAGCTGTCGTGAGGGCCACAGTGCGTTCCAGCAGCATTCCTCTCAGCCGTTGTGATGCTTTTATAGTAGGGTACCGGAGCATCTAGCTTCGCACCCCAACCCAGGACTTTGCTTACGTATAGGTCACTACCCATCGTTTTGTTCCTTCCAAACGTCTCGTTGGTCTTTAGACTTCTTGCCTACTTCGATCCAGTCAGTTTCATACGGGTAACGATTGCCCCAACTCATCATCTTACTGCTTGCTTGCTTTGAATGACCGTTGGTAGCCGCTTTGCCTGAGAGCGTGCGTGCCATTTGAGACGACGCCCCTTGTGCGTGCGGCTTGGTCTTGCCATTCCCCCCACCGTTGCCGTGCGTGACTGTAGCCTGAGCCTTGTTGCCCTGGTCTCCCTGTGCAGTAGGTTGCGGCCCCACATTCTCCCTGACCCTGGTTCCTTCTGGCCCTGTGACACCAACAGCAGTCGTATTGGCTTCGATCTTGATAATCTCTTGCGCAAATGTCCGTGCCAAATCAAGTGGCATCCAGCTATTGCCCGTATAC